TACGCTGCTAAAGGTGGTCCCATAGCTGAATCTATTTTACTTGGTATTTCACTAACCCTAATCGTTGGTAGCTTATACCTTGAAACATTTAAAAAAATCAGATTCCCCAGATCAATTGTTTTTATAGGTAATATTTCATACACATTGTATTTATTTCATTATGTATGGGTAGAATTACTTAGAGCAATTATTGGTAAGGTTGATCCAGAGCTATATCCAGAGTCAATTACTGAACGTGTCATATATTATATAAGTTTAGTGATAATAAGTTCCATCATATATAGATGTTTTGAAATACCATCAAATAAGTACTTTAGGGGGAAATTTCTATATAAAGTTGATGATGCTAAATTAGGCAGAATTTGATCATATTTGTGGGTGTGATTTATTCACACCCACAAATAAACCCCTATTTGTTTATAGGGTCAGGCGGCTGGATAAATTCTCCGTCTTTGTATTCCCATCCAATACCACACGCTTCAACGCATTTTACTAAAAGTAGCCCATCTGGTGGCTCCCACCCAGTGTTATCATCTAATACTATCGTGTTTACAACAATGCCATTGCTATCTATCAGAGCGTAAATACTCATCATGAATACTCCCAAACAATTAGATATCCATTAGCGCCATTTGTCCCAACTTTCTGGATTTGAGATGTGTTGTTAAATTGCCCTGTGCCGCCAACGCCATAATTACCGAGAAGCGTTCTTTCTGTAGATACATAGTTGGTTCCTACCCCTAGAGCTATAGTAACTGATGGGTTATTTAGCTGTCCAAAGGCTGAAGTTATTATTTGCCCACCACCGCTGACTGTTGGCGAAAGTGGTCCGCCTTGTCCAGTTGAGCCTCCTGGTGGTACATGAGGGATCCCCACTACCGACCCCGGCCCCCCGGGGCAGGTTAAAATACTGCCGAATGTTGTTCCCCCGCCTGTTGGTCCAGCCCCTAATATTCCTACCCCACCAGAACCAATAACTACTGACGCAGTGCTCGGCACGGACGTGTATAAAACTTTCGCGTAAGCACCGGGACTACCAACTGATGTAATTGCATTCTGACTGGCCGAGGTTGCTGATACAGCACCTGATGCCCCGCCGCCACCTACTGCCTCTACAATGATATATCCAGTGCCAGTAGTGGGCGTATAAGTACCGGTTGATGTGAATGTCTGCGTATTCAGCAACCGGCCGGAAAACTTGCTCGCCGTCAATCCGATATTTGCTTGTGCTGCTGCCTGAGCAACAGAACCAGCAGCGGCGATCTCAGAAAGGTTGTTGGCCTTTTGGAGTGCGCCAGTGATCCTGCTATCGTTACCGGCAGCAACTGTACCTGCTGCGGTCCCAACATTTAAGCTTGCCGCCCCCCCCAAGCTTCCTGATTGAGCAAATAGATCAAGAGTCCCTGCCGTCATCATATTCGCGGCTATATCATTAGCTGACCATAGTCGGTTAGCCGTCCCCTCTTGCCCGCGAACTATTGTCATGGCGTCGCCAGAACGCGCGGTAACATGAACAATTTCTGTTAATGTCCCCGTTGCCGAATCAATCAAAGTAAGCTTGAAAAAGCTTGTACCACTCACTGGAGATGGGAATAAACCACCCGTACCGGTATTTACAGTTAGCGTTGTTGCTGACGCGCTGATCCCTGCCGCTAAAACTGTTGAGGCATTGTTGGCGGACAATAGTGTCAAGGCCATTTGGCCCTCCTGATATTTAGTTAAAAATAAATCTACTTGGTTTGATTTTGACTTTAAGTGGTTTCACTGCAAAAATAATACTTACCTAACACAAGAGGATGTTTAAAATGAGCAAATGGATGGTTGTTATTTTAAAAGCAATTCTTTCCACAATAAGCACCGTGACAATATTACTTTCTATTTTCTTGATATGCTTAATATTCGACCTTGCATTCCAAAATGGAATGCCTCCATTTGAAAATATAAGATTTAGTATATCTTTGTTCTTTGTTATTACTTTGCTTGTCTTTATCTGCTTTTGTTTAAAAACACACCTATATATTTCTATTGATAGCAGAAATCAAAATGTAAATAAACAAATCCAGTTTAAGGATTAAAGCAGTTAATCAACCAACAATAGTCACAGAAACAGGCTGATAAAATGGCATGTGTAAAAGCCCGCTATCAAAAGCCTGTTTGAATAGTGATGCAAACTCATATTCGTTACTTTTAATCAGAACGCTTGTCTTCTGGTTAAAAGAACGAGTGTTGAAAGTGAATGAATTATACAAGCTTGGACTCGTAAGTTTTCGATACCCTTTAACGATGGATATGCTGGCACCTGAGGATGAGAATAGAACCGATATGCTCCATCGCTGGTCATTCAACACATCAACACCATCAACACCAGTCAAGAAGCGCATGATGCGCCGCTTAAGCCACGGTATCGTAAAGTTGAAGCCATCACCTTTATAGTAGTTCCATGTCATAACTCTTTTAAAGACATCGTCTGACACTACAACCTGCTCAGATTCGTTTTTAACCGCCCTACCATTAAAAGGTAGTTGATTAAAAAGCATGGCATTGAATGGCCCGGACACTCTCCTTTTATCGCTTGAAAGTATCGGTGGTTTAACTCCGTAAATTCCAAGCGCTATCCATCTTAACTGATCACCAGCATTATACCCGCCAACGAAAACAGGAAGATTTGCGTCTTTCATCCAGCCATATATATCTTTTGCTAGCGTATTGTATGCGTCAACAAATGCCTGAATATTTTCATCGTCATTGTACTGCTGGTATAAGTATGCGCGAATAATATCGTCAAGCATCTCATCCCCCCGATACTGTTACGCCATCATCTGAAATAAACCAATAGCTGTATCTGTCACCACTGATTATATTTGTATTTTCATCTACTCCAGTAATAACCCCATTAACAGTCACCACAACATTTAAGCTGCTTATTAAGCTCATGTTAATAGTTTCATTAATTGACTGTAAGAAAACATCCTTAATGCTGTTAATGTTTAAAGGGTTCCCCGCGTAAATTCCATTGATGTAAGAGATTACAGGCGCGGTAACCAGCGAGGCTACTGTAGCATCGGTTAAGTAATTTACACTTTCTGTTGCCCACTCTAGCCTCACAGTTACACGCTGCTGCAATGGCTGAGCAAACGGAATGATGTAGTTATCTGGCCAGTCGTTTATTGTAACTGCGTTATTTCTTAAGTTTGGTGTCACCACCCCACCACCAGACCATGATCCAGATCCAATTGTACTAACGCCGATTGAGAATGAATGTGAATTTATTACGGTGATGGTGAAAGGCGTTCCATTTATTCCTGTCATTCCAGTGACGTCGTTTATAACAGCTACCTGACCATCACTAAACCCATGAGTGATATCAGTAGTCACAACGCCAGGGGAGGCGTTGGTTATTCCAGTCACGCCCAGCGTAGTTCCTTTCAATCTGCTTATATCACCCGCTGATTTATAAATAGCGCCTGCCATTGAGAATATATCACCGCCACCACACATAATTATCCAGCCGCTACCATCTGCGACAACAGACACAAGCCTAGCCTGAACATTTTCTAAATCAGTTAGCTTTTGACGAATAAATCCAGGGTAGCCCTGAACTGTACTCATTCCTGATTCCCATACGCGACTACGAAACTCAGCAACAGTTTCAGCAGAACCACCAGGTACACCGGCTGTCTGATTTGTACAGGTAATGACAATGTCTGACGGTAGGCTTGTTGCAATATTATTCACTGTGTTCTCTGGAACAGCCCAAGAGCCTGTAATTGTAGCCGCACAGGTTGTTGGTGAGGTGGTGCCAGATGAAGGGATGATTGTTGTATCCAAAAGAGAATATTGGTAAGTACCATCTGAAACAAGGAACCCTTGGGGGATCGCAAATCCGGCTGGACCAGTAAACACAACCGGCACAGTTGTCAGTCCTTCTGTTTTTTGACTGGCTATCCCATATTGCTCAGCAAGAGTGTTGAGCATAAAAACATTGGAGGTAAGAGGCCCGACTGAGTTAATTAAATCTACTCTAGCCTGGTCACACACCAACAGCGCGCCAACGCTTGTGCTAACGATATCCTCTACTAATGAACCGGGTAAATCGGTTGTGATTCCTGGTGATTGCGCAGTGGCCAGAGTGACTATCTGATCTCTTAATTCATTTGCGGTTAGCGGGATAGGACCTGATGCATTGTAACTAACTGGCAAATCACTCATACATTCACCTGTGCAATGATTTTTGAACCGGCGTTCGTTATGGCCGATATGTTATAAATTGGCGGGTCATCGCTGACCATCGCAATCTGCAAAGAAGAGAAATACTGGCTAAATTGTTGTTGTATTCTATTAACGTAATATGTCGGCAATATCTGCTGAATGACCGACCCATTAGCCGGAATGCCGTTATTCGCGTAAAAAGGTGACTCTTGCGGGGCCAGCTTCAGGTTTTGAATAAGCGTCGTCAGATAAACAGAATCATTAAAACCATTATCATCAGTCTCAACAAGTACCCATTGGCCCTCTGAATTTCTGCCGTAAGTTCTCATTCAGTAATATTCCCGTTAAAGGTCGTTGTAGTTGGGCCGGTATTTGATCCGCCATTACCGTTACTGTGAACATGGCTATTACACCATGCGACCAAGCCAGACCATCCTGCATGCATAATCGCAGGGCTTGTGCTTGCGGTAGAATCCTCTAGCTTTCCGGCTTCTCCAGAGAGGCTCCACATGCCGTTTGTCAAAGTTAATACTGTACTGCCAACTGTGACTTTAAACTGGGTGGGCGTGGCAATAGTGATGCTTTCCGGCGTAAGTAAAAACGTAGTGTTGCTTCCAGCGTCACGAATAGTCACACCCTCTGGTCCGTACAGCGTCAGGACCTGTCCATCAACTGAATCCCACTCGGTATTGCTGATGGGTAAAAAAACCAAGGCACTTAAGTTAGCGGGCGGCGTAAGGTCTGCCGTCCCTCCACCTTGCCCACTAACACCACCAAGATAGGTATCAGCTGGTATCACGATCCCCCCATCGCCTGGTTGCATTGGATATCGAATATATTGAGGGCCAAAGATAGGAATAGTGACTTGAGGTAACGTGTACGGGATATTAGTGAGATTGAAAGAAACAGTTACCATTTTCCCTGACTGAGAGATAACAGTCACTGGCAATACCTTCCCTGCTGACTCCATTGCTTCATTTATTTTGTCATCAACAAATCTATTCATATTTCCATTGAAGCTTAACTTATTATTAACTGTCATTGTTTAGCTAGCTCCTTTGAAGGATATGCGTCAATAATTGTTACCCAGCTATTACCATCAGGCTGCCTGCTATTACCGACCAAGCGAACGGATTGCACGATAAACTCACCAGTAAAAGCAGATTCATTTCTATAATTAGAATATGAAGATGCCTGTATCATTGGGCGTGAATTTTTTGGCATTAAGATGTGATCGCCAACTTGAATGTCTGCCCGCATCACACATGGCACAGAAACGGTACCAAACCTAATCCAGGTTGGCTGCCCTATAAGGTCAGTGAATTCTATTTGAGTTGGATGACCATTACGGTAGGTGGCGCTTTTTAATGATGTTTTATCTAAGTGATTATTATAATCATTATCCCAAACTCTAATCTCTTTTCCATTAACAATGGCAATTTCTACACCAGTGTAATCCGGATCCTTGATTATGGTTTTGGAGAATAACTTAAGGTCTTTTGCTAATTGTTCAAGCGCACCGCAAAACATTGGCCTTGAAAATGGAAGTATTAATCTGCTACTGATATTTATGTTATGACTATATCCTCCTCCCAGCGTTTGAAAACACTGAGCAAGAGCAGTCGACATTTGTTGTCCAGTATTCCATGGAAAGGTTAAGTTAAGAGGAGCCATGGGTTTCATGTTAGTGCTTGATACTGGACCAGATACAATAATTAAATCAAGACGAAGCTCTGTTCCCTGCCAATTCCCAAACGCCTGTAAAATTGAACCCTCAAGAACGAGACCTTTCTGAGATGGGTTTGATAGTGGCAAACCCTTTGACATACCAGCAAACATTTTTATTGTCATACCAAACATGTTTTGCTGTGCCTGCTGCATTTCTTGAGGGCTAACTCCCCATATAGTAATGTGACTTTCACCCTTCGGTGTGGACTCTCCAAATCGCTGAATATCAAACTCAACCATATGTGCGCCGGGGTTGAAAACTCCATTTTTAAGACTTGAATACTGACGAAATAAAGCCCCCTTCTGGTCATATATTTGAATATCATAAAAGCGCATCAGCTCGTTACCTCAATTCGACCATTAGGCTGACGCCATATCATGGATGTTGAAGAAAAAACTCCCGATATAAGGTTAATCCCCATGCCCGTTGTTGATTCGATCATTGCAGTAGTAAGGATCTGGTTACCTGAGTTATCCGTAATACTCAGATACCATCGTTGAGCCGATATGTTCCATTTTATTTGGCAGTTATAAATCACACCATCTAGCAGCGGAGTAAACGACAGGCTCTCGCGCTCATTGCCAGAAAAAACATAATATTCTGTACTCATAAGTCGAAAACTCCGCTTAATTTACCCACAAGCCCTGTTACTGCGCTTGAAACGCCGCTACCCAGAGACGTATTACCAAGGGCGGCAGCAACACCTGTCCATGACGGATCGGTTACTTTCGTGCCACCATCTATCTTGCTAAGAAAACTATTAACCGCCTGCTCCGCTCCATTCTCAGTAACAAGCGGCTGCTCAAAGTCCCACACCCACGATTTCTGCGGGATTGGTTCGTTAAAGCTGGTAACGTCTTTCACTGTTTTCAGTATGCAGCCGCTGTATATCAATGCAGGCGTTGCAACAATGAATGTGCCACCAAGATTGGCATGGGCTTGCAGAACTGACTGAAGCGCGCTGAGGGTAACTAATTTTGTCATTGCACCAGTGTTCTCATTAACAGGCGCATCCATCATTAGAGACACCCTGAGTGGCTTCGCTAATAATGCATTTGCAGCAACCGTCTGGTTTGCAAATGGGTATGTGGCAATGTCGTAATCAACCATAGTTGCCCCCTGAATGGGTTTCCAATGGCAGAAATACTTATCCAAGTCAGTCAGGTTTATAGCCCCGCCAAGCAGCCCGGTAACAAAACTTGCGCTTTGTGTAAGAGCCACTATCGGCAGCATTCCACCAGGAATACTTTGGGCTATACCACCATTGAGAATTACAGGGGATATTTCGAAACCAAGTTTGTAAAGCTCCCGCGTGAAAGCCATTAGCCATATCCCCCAAGCTGAGCGCTGTTTACAATGGCATTGCCACCGGTATTGTTATAAATCTGGATAACCGCCCCCTCAGTAACCCGGCTACCAGCCCCCTCTTTCGTTGCCATAGCTGAAATGAGTTTTGCCAGAACGGCCGGGTCGTTAAGGTTGAGTTTTTCGTTTTCACTGAATTTCGTCGATTTAACAACATGGCGAATATAAGCATCAGTATCGTTTTCATTGGACGGTGCCCAAGTTTTGACGATATCCTTAACGTTATTTATCCCTTTTGAGCCATATATCTGAAGCTGCTTGGTGGCTGCCAGAACGCCCTCATCAAGAGTTGGGAATACGGCAAACTTTCCACTTTTAGTGTTGTGAGTCCCGTATCCTTCAGCCCAACGCAAGTTACCCGGGTTGTTAAAGCGATCGGCTATTGTGCGGCCCTTGGCAGTGACATCGGCTGGCGCGGAATCAATAGGCTTAACATCACCAGTTGAAAAGAATCGCTTAACCCCTTTCAACCAGCCCCATACATGCGGATCATCTTCACCACCAGGGGTATAAGTCTGACCTGTTTGAGGATTAGTTACCGGCTTTGCATTCAAGATGCTGGAACCGGAGGTTATTGAAGCGGTAATTCCTCCCGAGTCAGTCTTCCCTAGAATCCAATCAACAACGTTACCGATTAGCGTCCCCATTCGCTCAACTTTAGACATGAAATCATCCACGTCACTTTTGAACTGGGGGGATGCTAAGTAGTTGCCAAATTTTTGAATGCCCTGCGAAAGACCATCAATCCACTTACCTAATTCCGGTGATTGAAGGAACGTATCTATTGCGCCCGAAACTGCATCAGATAGCTTACCAAGGGACGGAGCTAGCGGGGCTAGTCCAGTAACAAATGCATTGCGGATGCTGCGATTGCTAAGGTCAAGCTGGACATTAAAGTCCTGCCATTGCTTTAACTGCTGGTCAGTTAGCTGTAGTCGAACAGCATCCTTCTGAGATTGCTTTTCCATCGAATCAATTTCTGCATCGCTCATATTTTTAAAGCGGTTCAGGTCATCGAGAGTGAAAAAGTTTGTCAGTCCGTGGGCCTCAGCCCCTTGAAGATTGCTACCATTTTTAACAAAGATATCGCGCGCATTGCGGATCATCTGCGGAAGCAGTTTTGCAGGGTCCTGATCTGGATTGTTAATCCCCATTGCCTGGAACTGCCAGCGCTTGCTCAGGTCAAGCTGCGAGTCACGAATGGCACCAAGGGTGCCTGTTGGGTTGCTCAGTGCTCTCTGATAGTTGATAGCACTAGAATCAAGTCCACCAGAGGTAGTCCCTAGCCCGAGCGCTGTAAATCTCTGTGACGCAGCACCAGAAGCCAGCCGGTTAATCCCAAATAAACCACCTGCACCTATCAGGCCAGAAAACAAACCAAGGATACTAGTCCATGAAATTAAACTTGTGGTTGCATCCTTGATATGACCGGCCAGCGATTTCGCATCTTTCGTAGCGCCACTCAGGAATTTCTTTGCCGCGCTCGCATTTTTGTTAAATCCAGATTGGTTTTTATTGGCTTTATCAAGGCTATCGTTTAACCGGTCAAGTCCGCTATTTATCGACAGAATAGCAGCGGCACCATCGGAGAACGATTTTGCTACACCTTCCAACTCTGAACGCGCTTTTGCAGTCTCTTTCTCAGTATCGCCAATGCCATGAGCGACACCTCTCCATGCTTCTGGTAGGTCACCAAGAGCAGCCTGATACTCGTTGAACTTCTCCATAAATGACTGGAACTTGTCGTCATTTACATCAATATCAATGATTGACTTAGCTGCCATTGAAAAAGCCTCTTTCTTTGAGTGCCGCGATTAAGAAGCGCTGGCGATATTGAGCAGGACTGTGAAACTCTTCACCAGTGATGTCCCGAATAACACGCCAGAACCCCTCATTCGCCGCCCAATCTAAGAGGGTATAAATGAAGTTTCCTGCTCGGCACTCGGGAGTTGGGTATCTGTAGCCTGATTCGACTTCAGCAAGGAAACGCGGAATTCCATAGCGTTGGATGATGTTAGTTGCCCACCGTACATGCTGATCACCGTCCCCACCGTTGGGGCTATCAGTTCCCTCTTCTGAATAGCAGATGACACCATAAAAAAAACTATTTCACCTTCAGTGTCTCGATACTCATCAGCTGTGATAACTCCATTCTTCATCGCGGCATCAAACGGTGATGACTTCCACTCGCCGTTGTCGTTATAAATAACAGTGGTTAAGCGTTGAATGTCATCAACAATCGTCGGGCCAGAAGCTCCACTCAACTCTTGCTCCTGCTTGAGTTTTTTCCGTAGCATCATGGCGGCAATGCGAGCTGACCCCAGCCCACCAACTTGAGAGATGAAGTTTGAGAACATGTTCCCCAATAGCAAACAGTTCTCTTCAACAACCTCATAAGGGAATGGGGTAACGTGAAGATAAACAGGATTCCCGCCATCCCGGCTGATGGTGCTAACCAGGTTAAGATTTTTATCAATTTTCACGAATTACACCCACATGTTGTCATTGGTGATGATGTAGCCAGAAATTGTGGCCACATAGCCGGGGTCCATACCGTTCATGGTTATTTCGTTGAAATTAACTAAGTAACTGTTAAGAACGGTGTAATTCCCAAAGGTATTAGCATCTGGGGTAACTACAATTTCCCCAAGTGACGTGTCGGTCGCAAAGCGATTTTGATATGCCGCAGCAAGCGCCTGAGTTTTAAGCAAGTGAACTGTTAACGTAACCTGTTGATAGGGGGCTTGGCTTCCTACCGTGCCTGTCATTGTTGGCAAAATATCGGTTGCTGGCCCGTCAGGACGCAAACTAACACCTTCTTTGCCAAGAAATGACGCCGTAACATTCAAAGACGGATCACCAGTTACGGAAACAGCCCCACGAACGCGGTTAAGAAATCCCTGTGGTACTAACGGGTTTGCCATTTTTTATGCCCCTACAAAATTGGTTACGTTCAGGTTAAACGTGATTGACTCGAATCCACGGCGCGGTGTCATGACGGCGCTTAGTCCGCTATATTTTCCATCCGGATAGTCTGACGGGTTAAGACTTGTGTAATTACTGAATGGCACCGCATTGATCACGGCATTCCCCGCATAAGTGCCTTTCTCATATTCAGCATTGAAGTCAGTCTGAATTAGTTTTTCACCAATTACCCGTCCCAGAATTAACCCATAACTAATGCCATTGCGTAGCGTTTTCAGCGCGCGATTTTGGAGGCGGTCGATACCAACTTGCTCATAGTAAAGAGGGTTGGTTGAGGTGTTAGAGCCGTTGATGACTTCGTTAGCCAGATCCAACTCAAGATTTATCGCCGTCCATGCGACTGAATACCAATAGTTGAATGGATTACTATCCAACATGTGACCAGGTACCAGCATCTTATTGCTAAGTCCACCTTCTGCTGCCGTGCCAATGTAGTTGATGCTGTTATCTTGAAGAGTTTTCAGCAGTGTGCCATTACCACTCACTGGGTATTCTGTTACCCCGTACATGAACCGATAGGCCATCGGCGGCACCATGTTTGATGAACCAGGGTCATTTGATAGCGAAGATTGGAATGGTCCGGCCATAGAAAACTCTGTTGCCGGAATATTTGGCGCTTCAACACCCGCAAAGACCGTCTTATTCTTAGTGGCAACCCAATCAGAGTAAGTGCCGATGGTGGTTGTCACAAAAAAGTAAACCAGAGAACTTGGCGATGTATACTGACCGGTTAGGTCTTTAAATGTCGCTTGCTCATCCCACTCGCGCGGCACCAGATAAGAGAAGAATTTCTGGTATGTGTTACCCAGAGAGATATCTTCATCAATAAAAGTAGACAGAGCCGCAACACCGCTCTCCATGGATACATCACCAAGTTCCAGCACAAATACTGCTCGGTTGGTTCCTTGCGCCCAGTACGAAGTATTCATCTGGGTTATTTCATTCGACACTACAGTTTTCACTGAACCCATAACCGTGGACACGCCAGGGCTAACTGACAATGGATAGGTAAACGCAGTTGATGTGGTTACCGTGGCAGTAAAGGCGCCATTGTACCCAGCTGGAGTAACACCAGAAATCAACACTGGTACTTCATCGCCAATCGTCCAGCCATGTGCTGCTGATAGCGTGACTGTTACTACGTTTGTAGCCCATTCAATGGTAGCAATCGATTTTGCTGGCTTTAGGATGGTTGCCAAATCTGATTTGGATGTCAGTAATTGGTATTCACCAGCGCTTAGAGTGGTCCCGCCCATGGAAATCATCGCCCCGGACTTAAGCAGTTGCGACGGCTTCGGTGGGTTGGTCACCGATACGTTAATATTAACAATTGCCATTTAATTATTTCTCCGGATAAATGGACGGGATTGCAGATACAACCAACTGGCGGGCGATATTTCTCATCCGTTGCTGGTAATAGTTGATCTTGAATTTGATGGTTTTTCGCATGGCGATAGCGTTAAGTTCGTTCTGAGTCACGCGCTCATCCTGAACTACAGGGATATTCATGACGCCCATTTCAGAGTCGTCGCTTATCGTGTATTGCTGCACATAGCGAAGAAAATCTTCTATTGCAGCATTTCGTAAACCAGTCACAGAAATAGTTACATCTTCGGATACCAGCTGGTATTGGTTGCTCTTTTCATCAAGGTAAAACGAACCTGCAACAGGAGTAACGTTGCTACATCTGACCGTTGCAAAGGGTGGTGAAATATTCTGGATTGATAGCATCGCCGGATACATTGGCATGTACTGATTCAACCCTAACCAGATAGGCAGTGAACTGGAGACAACAACATCCGTTAAATCTATATCTTCAGCAGAGTTGATGATCTGCGAGCGCATGTGCGGGTATACCGCTTCGCCAGTGTAGTGATACAGATTAGCTGGCTCATTCAGGCCGGTTCGCCGAGAGAAAGAGAACTGTATTCCGTAAAACTCACCGATATAGAGCACATCAGAGCCAATGTCATTAAATGGGTCGATATCCGACTGAGCGGTGAAAGTCACAACGTTTCGGTCGTAAAGTTGCTCATCATCCTGAATGGTTTCGGTTGTTAAGTGCAGGTAACCTTTTACATCTACTGTGTCAGGATCAGGATCTGGGTCATCAGTCAAAATTGACGCTTTCACCCAGAAAACAAACCCATCCAGAGGAAGAACCTTTCTCATATATTTTGTAAATGTGACAACCTCAGAACGGCTGATGTCATCAAGGCCCTGGGTTAAGGCCGCATTAAGTTCTGTTTGTGCGGTTTTCTGTAGCTCAGTTAGGGAAGGCATTCAGCACCCCACTTACCCAGACACGCATTGAAGCCTGATATGTTCCGGTGTCGATAAAGGATGGCCTTGAGCTACCCTTCTTATTTTTGAATCTCTTCGATATCCCTTCCATTGCCCGACGAGTTGGAATTCCCGCTAGCCCGTTCATCTCTTCATTGTCCAGAAACGCGACAAATAGGTTGTGCGTTCGTGACATTGATTCAGCTAACGGATCTCTTGCAGGGGGCGCACCTGCAATCATATTTTCAAGGCTGGCAGCTATATCATTAGCCATCATGTCAGCGATATCTTGACCGTACCGGTCAAAGAACGTCTGCATGATTTTGTACTTCCCCTCTAGCAACTCTGCTACGTCGCCAGTGGTTGTATTCTCATCCCCATAAGGGATGTCCATAACACCGAGATGGAGAGTGATCATGACAGCCCCCACAAACTCCCGAATTGCTGAGCAATCATCAGGTACCTGCGCCCCCAAGGGTCAAGAAGCATCTGAAGGTCAGCCAATGACAAGTCCTTGAAGAAATCAGGCACCAGGCGCTGAGAACTTGTTGAGTTATCGCTGGCCCCGGTGATCACCCCAGCCTTGAAGTTATTCAGCCCAAGCGTTTCGCGAAGCTCAGAAAATACTGATTCCGTCCCGTAGTTAACCAGGAATGAAGCAGCAAGGTTATATACCGCCACCGTATAGAGATTCGGCATCACAGAAGCAATATCCTGATTCACCCACTCAACAGCGCCGCCGTAAGCAAGAGCAATTGAAGGCGAGTCGTCGGGAACCTGAATAGCGGTAATCTCCATGTTAGTGCGAATAAATTCGATAAATCCCGACAGACTGATGGTCATTTACTTTTTACTCCCGCGCTTCTGGGTGACAATTGTTTCATTCACGCTAGGCGTGTCGTTATTGTCATCACGGCCCTTTGTCTGCTCGACAGTAAATTCCATGTCACCGGCATAACCAGTACCGCTATTCAGCAATGCATCGTCTTGAGCTGCTACTGACGCTTGACGGCGGTTATGAGATGTCTCAGTTAACTTGTGGTCGTTATCTCTCATCGCTTTTTCGATGATCTTCTCCTGCACCGGCTTATCAATGCTGTAGCAAAGGCCAACAAAGTTTTTACTTTGGTCGATAGTTGAAGCATCTATCAGACCGTAAACTTGGTGATGCTGGATGACCGCATTGATTTCTTCAGTGTTACCATCAAGAACAATGGCTTGAGATCCATAAGCAATAGGAATGTTGCGCAAGCGACCCGTCTCTAAGGTACGGAAAGAGAACATGTGGCGCTGCTTAGTAGTGTTTGCGATATAAAGCTTCATCGTTTCCCCCAAAATAAAAAACCCCTGAAGGATTTAACCAACAGGGGTTCTTATGACAACGCGCATACTTAAGCGGCGTAGGCCATAGATAAGATAGTGATAGCTTCCGGGCGAACGGCCCAGCCAGATGTTGAACGCATTTCTGCTAACACATCTACTGCGCCACCGGCGATCGGAGTAGGAATTTCGCGAGGTGCAGCCATGTCACAGAACATCAGGGCATTTGCAGCCAGAGATGGCGATAGCTTGGCAAATTCGTTGGTGTTAACGGTTGAGTTAACCATCGGAACTTCAACTTCAGGAATGGTAATTAACACAACGTCTGTACCGCCAGCGCCAGCACCGATCAGGGTGTCGTCGTAAACCCAATCAACCTGAACACCTGCGCCTCTCAGAACTTCCTTCACCATCCCACCAACTGCATCAGTACCACCACCAGGGCGTTGATATGATGTCAATTGAACAATCTGCTGAATCTCCATGGCACCCAGCACACGCTGAGGGCCAAGGATGACAACGCGCTGTTGGCGACCTAACTGCATGGTTCGCGTCAGCGCGGCCTGAACTTGCCCAAGAAGATAAACCGCCATTTCCCCATGGTCGTAAGTCAGGACTGTCGTGTTACCGCTTGAGTCTGCTGGTAGAGTGTCCGTGGTTGCGCCTGCGGTATTCAGCAAGCCTTCACCACCCGCTGGGTTCATGCCAAACAGTAAGCTGGTACGAAGTTGCTGGAAGATACCCTGCCGCATACCAAGGCGCTGCGCCTCAGGCAGTGCCACATTCCAGTTTCCTGCCGCAGCCATGTCATGGTGGTCATAGATACCACGGCAACGGAAAAGATATGTTGGAGTGGAAATCATGCGGGCTTCCATTGCAACACTCGGCAACTGGTTAGCGTTCCCTGATTGACTGGAAGTGACTTGAGTGCGGATATCAAGACGACGCATGTAAACATACTGGTCGCCAACGCCCAGGCGAACTTGTGGGTTACCGCTGGCGATGGTTTCAAATGCACCTGACGCCTGCTGGTAGCCAATGATCATTTCCGGCGCGATGTACGACGGATTGACGATCGTGTAACTCGGAGTAATTGCAGCCATTTAATTCAACTCCCGATTAAATTAGGACCAGCGCGCAGCTGTCGTGATCATTCCATGTTAGGAAACCCGTAACACTGTCATAAGAGACGGTTTTCGAGTTGCCAGACTGTATTGAGATAACTTTGGCCGGTAGCGTAATATTCGCCAGAGTTACCGCGCCAATAGTTCCCTGTGTAGTTGCTGCGCCACCAGGTGTTGACGCTGGCACATAAGTGAACGTGGTAGCTGTCGGTACCGAGGTAACAACTACAGTGCCGTTATAAGCCGCAGGAACAGCACCACTAATGGTGATGTATTTACCAGCAGTTAATCCATGCGCTGCACCAGTCGTAGCCGTAGCTACACCGCCAGCGAATGAAATGGCGGTGGTGGCAATATCAGCACCTGCATAACCCGCATCGGCAGCGGTGGTGATTTGGTTGTTAACGAAGTCCCACGCCAATGCTGTTTTTACAGATGCATTTGCGTTTGCAGCACCTAACGCGATCACCGCAGAAGATGCCTTCAATGGAATGCGCATGTTCGCGCCAAAGCGATAGAAGGAAACACTCATACCTGAGGCAAATAGCGGAACAGGAGATTGAGGAGTAGTCAGGCCGTTGTGAGCCTGATTGAAAACCGTAAACCCTTCGATATCAGCTACGCCAAGTGCTCGGCGAATGGTCGAACCGCGAGGGCTAGACGATACTCCGGGGATAAGCTCAGCAACCGGAACGCCGCCCCACAGAGGTTTAGTCTCAGTCGCAGAAACGGTACCGGAAGCAAGGTTGAAACGATTAGCCGGGTCATCCAAAGCAACGCCTTGAATGAAGCCGTCAGACTGAACACCGAAAGAACCCAATGCGTTAGTCGTCGCCATCGGGTTTAGAGATAAATTAGCCATGCTTTAATGCTCCCGTTAAGCCTGGTTGTTGAACATGGTGACCTGACGCTTACCTGCTTGGAATGGTCCCCAAGTGGCTGCCGGATCGCCCTCGAAGGTACTAATCTGACGACCAGTAACATCGGCGCGTTTAATTTCACGCAACATGCCAGGCCCAACGCTCAAGCTGGCTGAGGATTGTGCATCGGCGTAAATTTGTTTCTCTGCGATATTCAACAATGCAGAGTCAGCGATTGAAGAGAGATCAACTGCTTTGTAATCACCTGAATGTTCCTGTAATTGGATCATCAGGCGACGACGATATGACAATGGCTTCTCACCAGAGAGCGGCATGGGTGCGCGCTTACCCAACACAGAGAACACGCTGTCAGCCTTAACTTGCGCATCAGCTAATTCATTTCGTTCTGAGTCAGATAGCTCGGTAGGAATGCGTGATTTAAGCTCAGCTACTTCACGCCGCAATTCTGAATCAGCCTTTTCCTTTCCTTCTGCATCAGCATCAGATTTGGCTTTTGCTTCTGCGTCAGATTTTTCTTTCTCATCCTTTTCCTCAGCATCTGCTTTTGCCTTGGCCTCTTCAGCTTCTTTTGCTTCAGAATCAGCCTTTTCTTTCTTTGCATTCTCTTCTGCATCAGCTTTTTCTTTAGCCTCTGAGTCGGCTTTCGCCATGCGAGAATCCATGCACTTATTAAATAGTTCTACGAATTTGTCTTCGTCCATTATTTCAGCCTCGTTTGGAATGGAATCAGATTTAACACCAGTAGGGTCAAGGAGCTTGTCCCATACGCCCTGTTCACAAATTGCAACATGGTCGAGCAGCTCAGGGGATGGCTCCACCAGTAGAGGCTGACCGTCAACTATGATTGATTTAGGGATCTCAACAAACTTTACGGTTGGTGAGGTGCTTAGTTGCCGTGTCGCCATAATTTCAGCGGCTTCGGCGTCATATACTCTGGCAATAGCCCACACCTCGCCCTTATCAGCAACCCAACTATTCGTCAGGGTCCCGATAACGCGCTCTGCAAACTCATTGCTATCAAGTATGTTTTTCTTAGGGTGAAGCCAGATGAGCGGCAGCCCCGCTACACGCTGTAAGAACTCTGGGGTGAGATAGTCATCCGGGTTACGGAAAGTCATCTCCTGACCTGCGGAGCGCCATGTAACACCAGTACCGGTCACCCGTATGGCGTACATCCACATGTTTATGAAGTATTGCGGGCTGCTTAATGTCCCGTCTGAGATAAGTGCGGCTACCTCGGTTTCGTTGAGTGCCTGCCGGCCCAGCATTTCAGCGAATGGCTGATGAAGAGGCTTAGGCAGATCATCAATGTGAAACCATCCAGCAGCCAGTGACTCATCGTTAAGTTTCGCCTCAAACTGATCCGTTACCTCTGCACGAAGCGTCAGATAATCGCCGTAAACGCTATGCGGGGTTAGTAGTCCATCATATTGATAGCCAACCTCCTCAAACACTTCGCGCCTTGCAGCATCGACGGCAAGCTCACCCGGTTCTACCTTCCCTCCTGGTGGGCACCACGTACCATCATCAGAACGTTGGATCAGGAAGACAAACTTCCCATGACGAAACATTATCCCGCTGCCGAAAATAGCCACGTTTCAATGCTCCTTTAGTTTTGTTTTTGTCCCCCCATCGACTCCATAAACTTTTTACCCTTCTGGGTAAGCATGTCTTCAGGGATGCTGCGGAGGTTGTATAGGTAGGTTACGTAACAACGGCAAAATGGTTCCTCGCCTGGCTGCGTTATCTCATCCAGATAGCCAGCTTCACCCGGCTTCACATAGCCATTCTTCTGCGCCCAATTACCGCGAATAAGATAAAAGTGCTTATCCCTCTCTTTATGATCAACTCGGTAATCGTATCCAGCCTGTCGCCAATGGCTGTGCCACTCAACAGCGATAGCGTTGTTGTTGGTTGCAATAACATTGTCGATATTGGCAATCAGCTTGTGATTCTGATCAATCATCACGCGCCGCGCTTCATAGTCCATTTGCTCGGCTGTTTTTTGGATGTGCTGTGCAGTTTTCAGCATGCCACCCTGATTACCGACCAGAGCAATGCTTGCTGATGGAGGGATACTGCTGGCCCACCCGCTAAACCGAGATAACGTAGTGTCGATAGCCTTGCTTCTATTCAGTTTGATGAGGTCAACACTGGCAAGAATGCGGCGATCTAACTGCGCTCTAAGCTGTGGCTCAAGATGGTGAATGGTAAATCGCGCTATTCCTGGATGACGATTAAGAGCACCACCGTTGGTTACTTGGCGCTCGAATGAATGCCTTAATCTTTCAGCTACCATTCCGGCATAATCGTCAGCAGTAGCACCCTCAGCGGCCCCTCTAATAAGAGACTGCCAGCGCTCCAGCTCACTGCTTGATGAATATCCATTCTTCATGAAATGCTTAACCGCCTCTCGCACAATTCGCGTGAACTGGTTCATAGCGGCATCCCGTCAATTGGCTCCTGTGGGTTTGGTATCTGCTCAGGAGGATTATTTAACAAAGAGTCGTAATCAAGATTTAAGCGCTGCGGGAACAGGTGCTCGTTAGCATTGGCATTCTCACAGGCCCACTCAATCAACGTGGCTCTGTTATCTGGGTCTGAAGTGAGTTGTGGTAGCAATATTTCCAACGTGCTGACGATGGCCTTAAATCGCGTCTCATCAACCTTAACTTTTTCGCTTTCTGGCTCCTTCAGGGATGATGACCAGGCGTACTCAAAGTTATTAATCCACTTTGTGAAATACAGGCTGTAGGTGTTCTTTATTTCTGGCATGTCTGCACGGAGGGTTTGGAAGAATTCGATACTCCAAGCTCGGTACTGACAAATGCGGATGAAATAGTTGTACAACTCATCAAGCCACTCGCGCAGATCATCAATGTAAACGGCTACCGCTTTTGCATCCTCGGTACCCTCACCAAATCCCTTAGTAAATGTCTCACTGTTCAGGATGATGGCTGGCATGTCGGCGGCGGCGGCGATGTTAGCCAAAATATGGTTTCTCACCGTATCGAGGGGCTTATCAAGGTTATTAAGGTCAATTGACTCGATAGTATCTTCGTGACCGACCTGTAACACCTCGCCAGTCCGCCCACGCTTAAGCATCATTCTCTTAATGCCACTAAGCTTCTGCATCGCATTGTTGATGATTGAGCTTGGACCTTTAATTTTGGTTATCAGCAGACCACCCTTCACTGCCACCATGTCATCGGTGCGCATGGTTTGAATGAACGATTTCAGTGGGAACAAGGCGCGCTGATAGACGCTTCGCCCTGTGAAACCGAAAGCTGCTGGGTTATACGCGAGGTAAATTGGCGCTTCATTCTGGATCACTACACAACGGGACTTGTGATATGCCTTACCCGCAACCCGGATGCCGTCAACTTTTTGGAAGTCCTGAGCGTTAGGGTCTTGGTTGAGAACAATACTGCCAGCGGTGTTTAGCGGATCAAGAATGTTAAAACTGATGTTGTGCTTGTACAGCGTGCGGAAATCAAGGGCTACTGACGGCTCTTGGTTATCTACCAACATTGCTATCGCAGATGTACCGTAAATTCTGGCAATCCGTGCAGCATTTGAAATGTGGCGGTCAGCACCAAGTGACCGCCACTCGCGCTCGAATGCTTCTCGTAGGCGCTGTTCAAGCGCAAATGTTTGGGAAACGTGTACCGTTCTTGGTTCGTTCATCGCCATTTTAATTGGGCGATCTACCATTTTCCCGCCCAATGGGTGGTAGAGGTAAATGGTCTTACAGATCTGATATCCGGTGCTCATTCCTGGCTGGATATCATCACCCTCCAGAAGTAGTGACAGTTCTGGTGAGCTGCTGCCGATTTCAATTTCGTCGTCAATCATTTTGTTATCTCATCAGAGTGCGTCGCCGCTACCGAATGCCAGTATCAGCCCATACATGTAGTCATCGAGCAGGTCATCAGCGCGCTTATGTGCGTTCTTATCTGCGAGATGGAATCGGGATACTTGCTTAAATAGATGGTTGGCTGTCTCGCCCTTAAAGACGGCCGTTTTCTCGAAGGCATGACGCGATATCTTGGCTAGTCCACGGTAGTGATAACCGGAGGCCATAATTGCGCGCTCATCTTTCCCTTTGCTTGTTAGTGCTGACTCTATCTTTTTGACAGGCCAGCCCATGCTGTCGCCTTTTTGCAGCAAGATGCTGCCCATACTGGCGTCCTCAATGAACAACCCAAGGCTGCCGTTTACAGCAACACACTGACCGGTTAATTCATTGAGGCGGTCGAATACGGAGGGGAGATAAACCTCTAATAAAGCGCCATCGATTTGCACAACATCCCAATCAAGGATTGTTAGTCGCTCCATGCCGGGGCGAGTTTCAATGGCGTAGTAAACTACTGCTGTTCCGTCATGCTCTGTTCCGCCCTTAACCGCCGTATCCATGACAGCAAAAACCGCCTGGCACATAGCTGGGTATTCAACTGGCTTCTCGTCAATGAACCACTTGCTGATGTCAAACAGGGCAGATGATGACCAGTCAACAAATTCAGCCAGGAACTCCTGACGGAATACGCGGGGATCATTGTTTTCCCGTTCTTTCTCCAGCTCTTCAGGTGGAACAAATGGATTAGATGACGTTGGTGCGTGATGCTCAAAGAAGCCAAGCTTCTTATTGTTGCAAATGGCGTAGAAAAAATTATCGTCGTCAATGCCGTCAGGAGTGGAGAATACAAATGCACGGCCTTTCGTAGTAAGAAGCGTCGGCTTTATAGACTTAGTCCATATTTCCTTCAGCATTTCCGGTGATTTGGTGAATGCAGCCTCATCGATAAGCACAATGTCGTACTCACGCCCACGACCAGCCAGCTTGTTATCGTTGGTAACCCAGAAATCAATCTTCCCAGCATTCTTAAGTAGCAGGCGCTTTTCCTGTCGGCTAAAGCTTTTTTTCAGCGGCTGAAGGGTTTCTTCAAGCTTGTCGTAAATTTCCTGATATTGGCGATATTCGGCGGTAAATATACCTACGCGCCCACCTAACTCGACATCCATGCCGGGGCGCTTAAATGGCGCTGTAGCATACGTAACAGCAGCGCTAGCGAGCATGAATGTTTTACCCCACCGCCGCCCGCAGCGGATAGCGTTAAGACGGTGATCCCACGCATCAGACCAAACCTTTAACTGCCCATCGTGTAGCGTCGGTAGATATATGTCGGCCATATTATCTCCCAGGGATTGGCAGCGAGTTATGAACGACAATCGCGTTATCGCTATCTCCGTCCTTCATTAATTCAATTTCGTGACGAAGCTTCTCGTTCTGAAGTTCCTGCCGCTCAACTTCTAGCTGAGCTTGGCGATCGTTTGTCGTGCGCAGAAGAATCAGTCTCGCCAGCTCTTTCCTGGCACCATCTTTGTCGGCAGAAAGTATTTCTATTCCAAATTTGCCAAGCTTCACACCGTGCAGTAGGTGGCGAGCATCACCCTCGATGTCTCTCGTATCTGCGAAGAATGCTTCCCCTCTCCCCTCACCATTGCATCGAGGGCATTCCGGATTAGGGTCCATTGACTGGTCAAAGCCATAGCCGCCGTCATCGAGCGGCTCTCTCTTCTTTTTCTCTACCGAATCCAGTCGTTTCTCTTCAAATTCGACAGCGTCACGCCATTGATACTGGTGACCGAAACCCCAGCAGTAACGGCAATTAACTCTACGGTACTGACCAATATCATTGGGGTCGGCATCAACTATGGCTTTAAGCTGGGATATGACATCATCAATTTCAGCGGTATAGCGATTTTGGCGCTCGCGGCGAAGATGCCTGATATATCGTGAAACCTTATCATTTCTCATCAAACGGCTGGCGTTGGCGTAAGCACCATGACCAGCATCTGAGTACCCAGCCATTCGATAAGCCTCAACTCGCGGTTTTCCATCAACAACATGGCGAGCGAATATCATCTGCTGGTCGGATAGTCCAAAATCATCAATAGGTTGAAGCGATAATGATTGGGTGTCGCGCTGAGCTGGTTTTTCCGCCTTTAACTCAGGCTTTGCAGTTTGTGCCCTATCCTTTCCTTTCTGCGAATTCGCACTTTTATTCGCACTTTTACCATTCGCATTCGCAATTTTGATGTAGCGCTTTGCAGTGGAGTAATTAAGCCCTTGTGCCTCGCACCAATCTTTAGGGGAGATGTTTGATTTGGCATGGTCGGCGAGGAACTGTTCTTGAATGGCTCCCCAATCCGGTCTTGCCATAGTTATCTCTCTATGCGCTCAATAAGAACCTGCAAATGTTTTAACAGCGCGCTGTATTGCCCAGTTTCTTTAGCAATATCCATTAGTTCATTAGCTCGCCTTCCCGCTTCTAATCTTGATAACCCACGGTAAATGTGAGCGTAATTTTCGATGTCAGGTATTTTTTGAAAGGCTCGAATCATTACTAATCCTCCAGTAAAATAAAAAAGGCCCAGTCGTTAAACTGAGCCTTCATGTTCTTTGTTCGCAGCTTTGCTACTCCTCTCGGCGTTGCTACACCACTTACGGCTTACCCGTCAGCAAGATAGGCCCAGTGAAACAGGCGATCACCTCCATCGAGAGAAGCTATCTATTCCTTGTCGGGGGAATTAGTCTTTCAGGAATTCTTCAGCGGGGAATGACATCTCACCCATCATTAACTCAGCGCCAGTGCTGGTGACGATAGCTGTATGGTGTGGGTTAACATTTTCAGCTAGCCACTTAATTAACGGTTTTGATGCTTCCTCAAATCCTGATAACTTTTTATCAAATGTTTCATGGAAGCCACCACCCAGGTTGTACCACTGCCAGCACTTACCAAATTCACGGTTTAGCGAGTTATCACCAAGACTATCTATTACATTCAGGTCGGCTACTGAGCCTTCATGTTCAGGCTGATACCCTTCTCCGATTGCCGTCTTGATGTACTCAACCATCTCTGCGCGTGGCGGGTCTAATGTGATAGCTTGTTCTGCTGTTTTCTGAGTCATGATTTATCCCGTTGAGTTACTTCAGGCACACGTTAGTGATATACGCCTGCAAGCCGTTTATTTGGCTGGTTGCAATTCCGATTCGCTCGCGGAGACTGAGATAATCCCGTTCAGCGGCGTTAGTAAGTCTGGCGCTGGCATCATCAGGGATGCTGGAGGGGCCGGTGGTTTTGGACACTGGCTTTGCGCATGTTGCGTTGAGCTGCAACCGCTTAGTGCCATTAGCGATATCAGCACGAAGGCGCTCGTTTTCAGATTTGGCATCTGCCAACTCCTTTGTGTATTTGATATCGATGGCGGCCACGGCTTGGCGCTGGGTTTCTATCTGGTCTAGAGTGGCTTGTTGCTGCTTGGCTACTTTGCTTAACTCAGCTACATCACGATTGAGTGATTGCACTCTGTAGTGGTAGTAAGTCAGGCCAAACAGTGAAGCGACCAGCACAGCAATGAGTATTGCCGTTACGCGGTTCATGATAGAAACAGCGCCCTTTCTCGCTGACGTCGCGGTAACAATCTCTCTGGGTCATTACCGGCTTTCTTCCACATAAGGAATGCATCAGCAGCGCCTTTGTAATCACCTGCGCTAAGGCGTTTCAGCACGGTAGAATTAGCGAATGCGGTTGGCCCGATGTTGAATATCAGACTACACAACGCATCGTACTGGTTCTGGGTTAGAGGGGCTTTCACATTTGTTGTAATGGCTTCTTCTGTCCACTTCAGGTCGGAACGTAGCAACTCAGATGATTTGTCTTTGCTGATAACCATGCCAACAGCAACTGGCTTTCCATCAACTACGCCAGTGTGGCCCACGCCGATTGTCGGGATGCCGCGAGAGTCTTTATAGCCGGTCAGTCGCTCGCCTTCTTCGCCTTTCAGCTTACTAATTCCGTTCTCACTGATTCGCATTGCCAGCCCCTGTTTTGTTGCCAACGATGCGCTTAAGCACCGAACCGATATAGTCAGTGCCGAGGTAACCAATAAAGACGCTTGATACCATCGCCCAACCCTGATCGATACTGAGCAATACAAGGATGTCTTTTAGGAACCAGGCAATGATTGAGCACATCGCAGCATCAAGCATTCGCTGTGTTCGCCCGCCGCCCGCATACCAGCCGCGCAGCAAAGCCATAATCGCAGCAACCAAGGCACTCAGTAATTCACCTCTGTGCTCTGCAACCCATGTCACTATCAGTGTCCATACATCCGGGGAGTTGTGCATTTTCATATCCTGCCTCCCCATTGGGGAAATTAATCCCGGCGATTGTCGGGTTCGTATGCTGTTGTGTAGGGAATAGCTCCCGCCGTAGTCATTCGAAAGTGTGAGGGTGTTTTCAGTGATTGACTGTTTTGACGGGAGCTAAATAAAAAAGGCCCACCGAAGTGAGCCTTAAAATTGGTATGTGGTGTCCGGCGCTAATCTCGGATATGTCAGACTCTCACTGCGCTACTCCGTTTATCGGGGAGTGGTTTTACACTCTCCCTTGCAGGCCGTCTGCTGGAGTTTTGCCAGCCTGCACGGTCACTTCATCTCCAGTATTGCGGCTCTTTAGCATGAGCATTCACCACATTCGGCTGGATACTGTTTCACAACGATTGGATTAACCAATCCAGTACCCATGCGAATGTAGAAATGAAAAAGCCCAACCGGTTAGGGCTGGGCCTTGAATGTTTTATTGGTGACTCAACTACATCACCGCTCTTCGCCTTTGACGTCCGAGCTTAACTAAAAATGTACACTTCCATTTCTCGAAAATCAAGTTATTTAGAAATTATTTTCAATTATGCGGCATTTTGTAGAAATTCGACCTCCATTTCACGCTTAATAGCATAAAACATTGTTGCTTCAAGTATGTTTTCGCACCACACAACCCTCTTCCTCGCTAGCTGGACATCACAGCCAGTAAGCCTAACCAGTTCTCTGGCAATATCTTGCGAGCATTTGCGCTCACAATATCGTTTAATTGCCACATTGCGGATCGGACTATCGCGCTTAATTGATTTAGTCATTACAGCTTCAACAAACGCGGCATCATCTGATTCTTTGGCGAGAGCGATGATGTTGCTTGTTGAAGATGAGGGAATAACTATCTCTCTTGATTTGGCAAATAACTCCTGACCTCGATACCCCTGCTTATGCAGATTATTAACCACTTCAATAATTCTATTCCCTTGGGTTTCGCTCCAGTTATCACGAACCATTAGCCTACCAATTACGTTTACGTATGATCCCCCGGGAGAATCATCACCGCAGTTTTTCGATCCCCACAAGCTCAACAGGTAGCGAGTCCATACGCGCTGGCTTGGTGTGATAGTTTTCCACCCCTTACTCCATATGCGCCTCAAGTCTGCCTCTCTTGCCACATAAACCAATGATGCAAAGTTATTGTTTCGCTTCACGCTGCCTCCCTGATTAACTGAAAGTCGTTCAGATACAGGCCGCCGAAGCTGTAGACGATTTCTTCACGGATATTTTCCAGCGTTGCGTATGGGAAATAATCCAGAAAGAATTCAGCCGCCCTATCAGCTTCACCGAGCAATTCAGATGCATTCCGTGGGTTAATAACGAAAATGACATCCTGAAAAATCGCGCCTGTCTCACATGGGTAGGTAATTTTGCTCATGCTGACCTCTTCCTGCCAGTTGTCCCAACCATCAGCCGACCATTAACAATGGCGTGGTGTTCACCCTTCGAGTCATTGGCGTACTTCTTCACTGTTGAGCGTTGAGTATTTAGCTGGGCCGCCACAGTTGATTGGTTGCCATAAGCGGCAATTAGTAACTCTGGAATGGTTTTCACATATGCGTTCACGCTGCTACCTCCTGAAAATGGGATCGCCTTTTCTCAAGCATCTTGGCTTTTTTGGTGAAGATGCTTTTAATGCGGATTAGATATGGAATGTCGAACTTGCGGGTTTCGTGGTTTGAATCCACTTCCTGAACTTTGTCTAAGCCGTCACGCTCGATAAGCCCTATTCTGAACCCAGCCACATTGCCGCTTAGGTGTCGATTGCAATAAACACATTGGGACCCGGTATTGTGAAGATTAAATCGGAGGTGGGGTGCTGCGCCTCGGCTTCGATAGTGTCCACATTCCATCGTTCCGCCGTACTTCTGTTCTGGATACCTGCCGCAACTTATGCAGGGGGTGCCTAAATATTTGAGCCTCACATACTTGTTAAACGCTGCTTGGGCCTCTGCCATTCGCTGAGGTTTGGTCTTTAGCTTCTCCCTCCTGGCTTTCAATTCGTCTTTCTGTGTCTTGGCTAGCTGCTTATCTGCTACTAATTTCTTCTTCTGCCTTCGCTCACGGTCTTTTCGGTATAAAAGTATGCAGTACTCTTCTCGATGTTCTGGACAGCACCACCACGTTTCTATGCTGTCAGGCTTGAACCTCGTTTTGCATACTTTGCAGTTACGATGGCTCGGTAGCTTGTTTATCATCGGCTTCCTCCGGTTCGCTGTAGTGGGCCTCAATTGCCAGCGCCATTCTCTTTAGCCAATCAGCCAGTTTTAGCGCAGCGGCCTTCTCAGTTTCCAAGTAAGGGAATTCGGTAATTATCGCCTCAGCCTTGTAGCCGAAGGTGTTGCCGTGAATAACCATTTCTTGCTCTAAAATGGTTTTCGCTGAATGTTTAACGAAATACCGGCTTTCTGATGTCTGGTTGGCCCTGTCTTTTTTGAAAGCAATCAGATCAACCGTAGTGCGGGATTCATCCTGTAATTTCTTAACTAAATCTCGAAAGCTACTCATCATCTTCCTCCAGTATTTCTATTGAAGCGTTTTCACGTTCGCATTGGTCGCAGGAATAAACTTCATCAGGCTTCAGTGTGGCGCGGCAGAACGCGCAGACGGATCGCTGTAGTTCAAGCATTCTTTCTACTCCTGAGTCTTAGCCAGCGTTTAGCTAATAACGGATAGATGGCGTCATATGTGGGTATTTCGCTGGCGGGGATTGGGGGTTTAGGCTTGGTTCGAGAGGTCTTGCGGAATATCAGGTTATCTATGGCTATCTGGGTCGGGCTTCGTCGCGTCATCGGCGCTGCCTCCAGGGCTTTCTCCCTTTCTGTCGCCATGGTTCGGTTGGTGCTGGCTTGCGGGCTGCTATCACATCTTGCTGTTTTATTTCAGCAGCGAACATTCCACAATCCTGAAGTGCTTTAACAAATGCCCTGCCAACCTTAATTAGTTCGGATTCAAAGTGTTCAATCTCTTTCATTTTCGCCACCATTTCCATAAACGGAAGACAGACACGCCTATAACTAAAATGGGCCACAGGATTGCCGCTGGCACCGCCCATGCTGAACTTATTTTTCTTCTTTTATCCAGCGCGCAGGAGAAATAACCCATTAGGTAAATCCCCATAATGCTATAAACAGCTATTGCATCCATCATGTGCGCCCTCCTGATTTGCACAGGAAAATCCAATAGGGCCATGTGATGCCAATGCAAAACGCCCTTGCATACCCCGCTACTGTTTCTTTGCTGCCTTGAATGTCATGTGCCCATTCAGATACAACGCCAGCCATCCAGAAATAAGCTGCGACTAATATCAGAGTAATCATGCTGCCCTCCCGAAATAATCATTGGTATAGCGAACCTCGCGCAGCTTCACGCCACTTCCAACCGCCCATGCCGTGCTGTATTCAATCAGGCTGGTCATGCGCTTAATGCCCATCTTGGCGGTTGATTCCCTGATGTTGCAGAACTCACCCTCTAGACCATGTACCACTTCCGCGCCCATGCCAGTTGCCATTGCGTGACCCGACACGAATAACGTTTTCCACTGAACCAGATTGCGCTCTTTCTCCATCCACAAAGCCTGTTTAGCTACGTCACCACACAGGGCATGGAACATGCTGTTTTGCAGCAGGGAGCGGTCAAAGTCGGTGATGCGGATTGTTATGGGGTGGTGGTCATCAAGGGGGAGTTGGTTTATTGCTGCTATCAGATTTCGTCTTACTTGCTCGTTTCGTAGAAAGAATATTTGTTTATCCATTTTCTCTCTCCGGTGCGGCGTAGAGCATATCGGCGTAACGCCCTAGCATACTTTCAAAGCTGCCAGTTAAGCCCAGCACCGATAGCATCCCTAACGTTGGCATGTTCGGCACCAGTTTCCAACCTTCCGGTATCTCCGGAGAGTTCAACTGTGGGGTGGTGTAGAGGGGGGTTGGATTCTCTGCTTGGTCCTTTAATGCTGCTCGACCAGTATTGTAATACGCGCCATTACTGAACCATGCTACAGGCTCAGCCATCTTTACAGCTAACGCGATGCGGGCTAGTGCTGCGAGTTCATGATGTGATGGTGGGAATGACAATGCTGTCAGCTCTTCCAATCGCTCTACAGTAAAACTGTCTAAATCGTTATTCATCACGCAATTCCCCCAATCATTTTTGCAAGCTCATATGCCTTTGGCCCTGTGGCGATGAATTTCCCAACTTCTACCATGCTGTCGCAAATCATATCTACGCCATGAGCGGATAGGGCTGGTTTTATTGCCTTGAATTTTTCGAAGTCACCAGGGTTAATTATGAAGGCATCCGCCACGTCTTTTGGCATATACATCATTTCTTCACTCATTCACTCTCTCCCTTGATTCGAATACCGGCAGTGCGGATGGCTCTAGCGGACTGATTAATTCCATCGTTAAGCCCCTCGGTGTAATCAGTGTCATTCTCACCATCACCACATAGCTCTGGCAACTCCACCTCGATGCTTTCACGACCCGCTTCAAAAGCCTTTTTAAGCATATCTTTAAGATATGGGCCCGACTTGTCAGGGTGAAAATCTCGCTTAAACCAAGCTTCAAAGTCAGACTGCGATTTAGTTATGTCCATCAAATATCTCTCCCATATTTCCGGCCCTGTGGCGCTGCGGTTGATTTACCCTTGCAAATGTCGTGAGCACTTTCCTGATCTGTTGGCAGGAAGTGACCATTTTTGAAGAGTTGATAAACAGTTCCTAGGGTGCCGAATCGGTTTTTAGTTACGATAATTTCGCCATAAGGCGCGGCTGGGCTGTCTTCGTTGTAGACAGCTTCGCGATACAGCATCACGATAGTGTCAGCGTCTTGCTCAATACTGCCTGAATCACGCAGATCGGCATTCGTTGGTCGGCGCTGGCCAGCAGGTCGTTTTTCCACATCACGCGACAATTGACTCAGGCAGATGACAGGGGTTTTTAAATCCTTCGCCATTGCTTTGAGTGATCCGGTAATGTGGGCGATAGCTAAGTCGTTTCTCTCTGCCTTTGGCTTGGAAATAAGTCCAAGGTAATCAGCCAGGATGAGAGATAGCGCTGGGTGCCGTTGCTTGTGTCTTTCAGCAATGCTGCGCATCTGTTCAACGTTAAGCTTTGATGCATCAACAACCCAAACATCAAGCCCTTTGAGCATCCCAATACCTTGAGAGATCCGCGCCCAATCTTCATCACCCATTCGGCTTGGCTTTCTCAGGCTAGACACTGGCATGTTAGAAGCGCCAGCAATTGACCTTTCGATAACCTGATGGGCGCTCATTTCCATTGAGAAGATCAACACACCACGACGCTCTACGATATCGCCACGAGTAACGTATGAATCAGCTACTCCCTCAGCAATCTTTAGCGCCAGCTCCGTCTTACCCATTCCCGGTCTGGCGGCGACAATCATCAGGTCTTCAGGGTTTAGGCCGCCTGTGATCTCGTCCAGCTCGTCAATGCCAGTTTTCAACGTGTCGGATGCTTCCCCGTTCTTAAGTCTCCGCTCCAACACATCAGCATAAGATTCTAGAAGCTCATCGATGTGGGTTGGAATGACTTCAGTGCTGGGCCTCCCCATGCTGTTAACTTTGGTCATGAACGCTTCAATTCCTGCAAGCGCCTGCTCATAGTTATTGGATTGCGTGATGCTGTCGTAATTGGTTTCCATCAGTTTGGAAAACTGGCGGATCAGGTGGTATTTGCTCACTACCTGCGCATAGCCTTTTAGGTTGGCAGCGCTGGGGCAGCTCTTGGTTGTCATGATGATGTTGGAGAAATTACCCTCCCCCATGGCTTCGGCAATCATCAGGCTATCAATCAGGCCGCGAGTGGAAGCTTGCCGCTTAATCTCTTTGAACGTCTCACGGTACAGAGAAACCGTGAAAGCATCCGGATCTACGGTTGCCAATACTTCGTTTGCATCTGGCGTGTATCCGCTTATCAGCAGGCCGCCAATCACACTGGCTTCAATATCAATATTAATCACAGCTCACCCCTTCTCACTTTCCGTAGCGTTTCTGGTTTCATCAGGTATTCAAAGCTTGCCTTCCAGCCGATCCCGTCCGGACCGCCGAAATAGAAATCTCTAGCATCTTCGATAAACCCAGCAAAATAAGCCCTGAAGCCATCGACATTTTTCTTTGCCAAGTGCTGAGCTAGTTCACGAATGGCTATCTCCCGATCCCTATCCAAATCAGCTTCTGGAAGTTTCCCAGCAGTGACCTCGTTGTAAGCATCAATAACGGCTTGGCAGTCAATATCAACGCTACTTTGAAGCCATTTCTCAGCATCGGATAAATACCCATCGAACCGGGTTACGGCACAAAGGCTTTTTGGTTTAGGACATGAGTTACCGCGACGCTTCCAGACCGTTAAGGCCCAGCGAGTGACTAAATTCAGGTCTTGCAGGGTGTAAGCTGATCGACTGGTTGTTGCTGTTAGCAGGGTGAGATATGGCTTGGTATCACGACAGGTGCTTTTTGATATCTCGTTGTAGTATTCCAAGGCCTGTTTTGCCTGATTTAAAATCTCTTCGATTTCTTCCCCTTGGGGGATTAGGGGGATCTTATCTTTTATCTTTAAAGTATTTCTTTTGTGTGTCTCCACTTTAGAGACTTTGACTGTCTCCAACTTAGAGACACTTTTTGTCTTCAACTTAGAGACAAAGTTACCTTTTTGGAGACACTTGTTGAATTGCCACTCTGATAGGTCTTTATTTGGCCCTATCTTGCTGCCATCCATCATCAAGCAATTCATTGAAAGTAATTCTTTTTTTGCCTTGTTAACGTTTTGTCTTGATAGGCCAGTGATGTCCGCTATTTGAATATCAGCAATTCTGTCCAGCTTCTTCTGGTAGCCGTAGGTTTTGCGAATAACTGCAATCATCACCTTCAACTGGCGAGCGGTTAAATCAGCTCCTGCGATGGCCTCAAGCAGCTCGTTAGCGATGCGAGTATAACCATCATCGGTATCAGCCACGCGACGCTCCACGACCTCCAAGTGAGGTTTTTGGTAGTCAGATATATGTCTAACGACGTTCATCTTTCACCCCTGCTTTAGCTAACCTAAATACTCCAATCAGCCTTTCAGCAAATGACTTGTTAACGGCTGCTGCCATTACCAGTCCATCAGGTGAGTCAGGGTGACGCCGTTCCTCTTCTTGCTTGATAATTCTGCGCTTTCGCATATAATTACCCCTGTGAATTGATCCAGTTAAAAGTTCATAGTGAATTGCTCTGAAGCCTCTGTTCGCGCAGGGGCTTTTTGCTTTCCGGTCACCGCAATCACAGCCTGCCTTGCGATTTCCCTTATCACGCTCGTCTCCCATGTCTTCTCCAGAAGAACAAACGTCACTGCCATGTCATGTACGTTTAACCGGCTTACCTTTGATTCGGCCCAGCCAGCCTCCCGCGCAAACTTGCTCTGGCCCTTGATAGCCATTCGGCTTCGTAGCTCAGATTCAACTTCCATAATTCTCTTGCTGTTACTTGCACGTTCCATTGCGTACTCTTCCCTTGTGGTTTAGATGTTGTTACGTGACAAAGCTGTGAGCTTGTCACTTTGGTTGCCCCAGACTTTCCGGGGTGAGGTCAGTAGTGTTAAAGAGCGGTAATGCTTAACTTGCTTTCAGAAACTCAGCTAGGTCAGTCAGGTCTTGCCCCAACTCGTGCGGCTTAACTTTCCCGCCAGTCGCTTTGACGATTGCTTTTACATAACGAAAGTCGATGCCACCGCCGTGGAGCCAGCGCCAAACCGTTGGCTGTTTAACTCCGCAAAGATCTGCGAGTTTTTGCTGGCTCCCTGCGATTTTGACCGCTCGCTCAATAGCCTTATTGGTCATGATTATTCCTTTTAGTATTGTGTTCACGGTGATAATAGCAATGCGTATAAGTTTATGCAATAGCGAAACGGATTTGACGAGCAATACGCTCGGCTATAGATTCACGAGTATGAAAACTACTCTTGCAGAACGCCTAAATATCGCGATGCAGTTGCGCGGAAATATGACTCAAGGTGCCTTAGCTAAGGCGTCGGGGATCTCTCAGCCAACGATCTGGAGGCTAATCAAAGGTGAGGCCAAAGGGACTAAGAAATTAGTAGATATCGCGAATGCTTTAAACGTAAACGCGGAGTGGTTGGCTAATGGTGTTGGTGAAATGGAAGGTAATAATCCAACGCCAAGAGTTGATAGGATTGATAACAATAGCTACGTCCCAGTATGGACAGTAGCAGGACAGACGAATGACTCCGTAGTAGCTCCTGATGGAAAGGTAACTCCGTCTTGGAGGGCTTATATCCTCGATAGAAATAGCGGGTGTAGCGAGGCTCCTGCTGGCTCTATCGTTATTGTAGATACATCATTAAAGCCAGGCACCAATGATCTAGTTGTAGCCATAAATGGCGGGTCAGCATCTGTTTACCGGTTTCTTGATGGTGGCAGTAATGGATATCTATCCGTAGATGACTCACGCATCCCACTAGTTGATCTATCCCTGTCCGCAGAGCTGGTAGGCGTGGCAATTTTCATACTTCGTGACCTTAGAAGATAATCATCGACACCCTGATCATTCAGGGTGTACCCCTCGTATTTTCCTGTATTAACCCTTCGTAATATGTGAATCATTATGCCCTCCATCGTATAAACCGAGGAGGCAACCATTTGTTACGCCCCTAATCACTGTTTATCCATCCAGTGCTTTTATACTTTAGCTCAGCCACAAAAAAAATCAACAATATCCGCATTGTTAATTTCCACTCTGAGAAACCACCGATATTCCGCTTAGCTATAGATTTTTTCTAAATAAATACTATTTCAAAACATTAACTTATAGCTAATGCTATTGAATTATTCTTAATACGTATTGCTATTAATAATACGCATTGCTATAGTCATCCCATCGAAACGAAATCTCGATGCGGCAGACAGGAACTACTCGCCGCGCCAGTCAGGACGACAGGCTGCTCATTAACAAAGCGGGGAACGAAAGCAGAGATGCTAATCAATCCTCGTGACGGATTTCTCCCGGATAGTCTGGGAGACCAAAGAGAAGTTGGCTTTGGGATGTGGTGAATGCGCAGGCTGATGCGCACCATGATCGCAACGTAAGTCGCCCGGCGCAGTGATAGATGGTATGCGCGGCGTATGCCGTACAAGGTCTGGTTTAGTGCCATCCAGAATGCCGGAAAGAAAGCAGCACCGGCCACCACATCACCAAAGCCAATCACCGGAGGTAATCATGGTAGCGATCACAATCAAACCAGCTAAAGAGAATTCAAAGACACGCAAATTTAAGCGTACAGGTGAATTCTTCGCAGTGAAGGATGCCAACCGAGTGCTGGCAAGCCGAATTGAAGCAGCGTTCACAAAGCTCTCTGAGGGCTGCACAGCTCGTGTATACAAAGCAACGATGCCCATTCAAATTCGCAGCAGTGAGCGTCCGAGCGCGGACAATATATGTTTGCCTGAAGTAGCTAAGTTTGCAGCAGGCTTCCGTAACGTTCGTGAAGATTGCTATCACGTTATTAAGGGGTGAGGGATGGCAGTTAAGCCTAACGCAGTATTAATAACGTCAATTAACAGCAATTTGCACTCAGAAGAAGGCCTGCGCAAGCAGAGAATAATGGTGGTTCATGCCATTAATGCATGGTCGCCGGGCGGATATTGTCACGCAGAGAAAATGCACATCAAAGGCTACTGCGAAGAGCAAAAGGCTTACTTCGATGAGGCGCTAACCCTGATTGATAAACATCTTAAAAAATTCAGAGGCCCTAAAAATGACTAACCCTATAACGCTTGGTTACTCGCCACTTATCGGAAAGATTTATGCAGGACGCAGTAAGCCAGCCAAGGGAATGGCTGCGGGTGTACGGATTTTCACAGCGGAGAAGTTTGATGTTACCGACCAAGCAATCGGCATCGTCGCTGACAAGGTGGCTCATGATGGCAAGCCGATTAAATGGATATATGCAGATGGTCGAGTAATGACGCTGAGCGTTGTGATTACTGAACCTGAACAAGAAGCCCACCACATAGTTAAGGGGTAAGAGAATGGAAATAGCATGGAGAAATCCATCAGAAGTCCCGCAGATTCCACGCGGTAAAGACGTGAAAGTCTGGGCTGTTGTCGATATGTACGAGTATTCCTGTTATTTCGGCGGCCTTGGCGCGGACGGGAAAGCGGATCGAATAGTGACGCCAAAGAGTGTTACACGCCGAGTGATAGAGCTGCGCTACGCCAATTGTGAAGCGACTCAGGAAGAGATTGACTACCAAGAAGGAAATGGCGAGTTCCCAGAAGGAACACCGGGAGGCTTGGATTACTGGATTAATGATGATGGTGATTATGTAGGCTTCACAAGTTTCTATCACGAATACCAAGAAGAGGACCGCATTTACTACGACATATTCCATGCAGGTGATGATGGCACGCTGAAAACAAGAAGTAACTGGGATGGCGATTATCCGGGAATGGTGCTGATTGCATGGGCGGCATTCGAAAAACCTCCGGTGCCATCTGAAATACCAGAACAAACACAGGTCGCATAACGCGGCCTTTTTTATTGGCGGGTAAATGAGGAATGAAGAGTGGAAAAGTTAATAATTGGTTTTATGTGCTGATATTTCTGGCAGTGGGTGGATACATAGCAAATATCTACAAAATGGTCACCTACGGATTTGTCGTTGCTGAATGGGGTGGCATGCAGGTAGCTCGCATTATCGGTATTTTCGTAGCCCCACTAGGCGCTCTGCTTGGATTCTTTTGACTTAGTGACCTTACCCCTGCCACTTAACCGGTGGCAGCAATAAGACCACTGAAACAAACAACGAGCTGCTTATGCGGCTTTTTTTGTACCTAAAATCGAGGTAACCAATGAACCTGACCGATTTAAACAAAATCCTTGGCGAGCACGAAATCTGGGTTGAGTCGTATAGAGAAAACGGATCCAGAGCCAACCTGAGCGGTGCCAACCTGAGCGGTGCCGACCTGCGCGATGCCGACCTGCGCCGTGCCGACCTGCGCGGTGCCGACCTGCCTGATCGTACTTACGTCATTATGGGTGAGAAGTATTATCTGCAAATAAGCAACGGTGAAACTATTCGAGCTGGTTGCCAGAACCACACAGCAGATGAATGGCGTAAGTTCAGTAAGCGCGATATTGCGAACATGGACGGCAAGACAGCTCTTAAGTTCTACCCTCGCCTGTTAGACATCATCGACTTCTATCTCGGCAAAGGTGAGCGCCCTAAGTGGCTTAATGAGCCGAATGAAGAAACAGAAGCGGCCTAAGACCACTAGATGAGGTGATGTATGACAGAGGAAATTAAAACAGGCGGCCCAGCGTTTCCGTGGTGTGGTGATTTGAATGATACGCCGCACATTGGGCTTGGTATGCAACTGCGCGATTACATGGCAGCTAAGTACATGCAGGGTGTAAGCGCGAACCCTGAAAGATTGTACAGCAACGATGACTTAGCAGAAGAAGCCTACCAGATGGCAGACGCAATGATTAAGGCGAGAGGGTGAGATATGAGCATACATATGATTATCGAATGTAAAAAAGTTGACGAGATATCAGTTACTCGCATGGGTGAAATTGAAATTGAACTAACTGGCGCTGATTTAGTTGATGCCGTGGATATTGAAACGATAGTTAAAGAGTATGGCGCTACCAATTTACTTGATGAAATCAACGAAACAGACGTTATTTCTTGGCTTGAAAATCAAGGCTACACCGTAACAGAGTAACCCCCCCCCCACCCCGCCAATCCCCAGAGTAAATAACTGACAACTGTCGGTGTTTTGCTGTGGGCTAAACACAAGGAAATGAGCATGAGCATAGTCGGTTGGTATTACTTACACGTAAATGGCGACCTTATTTATAAACCAGACCCAGAAGCTATTGCAGACATTCGAGATTCAGACCTTGCTCGATGTGCATGGGCAATTGACCCACATGATAGAAAAAGTGCATGGGAGCTTCTTATTGAAGCTACGGCTTTAGGTGCTAATCCAACTCGTGTTGATGAGCTGGCGGATAAGTGGAAATGCACCGATGCAGACGCAGACAAATTCGCGGAAGTCGTTGGAGTTGAAATTGAAAAAGACGGTAATTCATGGTGTGCGCACAGAAAGGACTTCGTAGATCTTCAAGAGTCCCCCGCTGGATTTGGCGATAACAAATTAAAAGCTATGGCCGATTTAGCGAAAACGCTCGGAATTAAGAGCGGCCATATTTGGCGCAACACATTCACCGATTTGGTCGCCGTCAACAGTTAAGCATTCAACTAACAACACCTATCCAAATTAACTACTAATCAAAAGGTATCCCTATGCAATACGCCATTGCAGGGTATCCCGCATCGGGATGCTCTGAGACTTTGCTCGACCGTATATTCCGCAATGCTAAGAACGCAGCTAAGCGGATTGTTGAGATATTGAACCAGCGAGGTGAGCCATGAACATTGCCAGAGCACTGCAACTTATGGCTGTCCTCGCCATTGAAAAACATGATGACGACTTATTCGGAATGGTATTCAGCCTGTATTACCGGAGGTTGTTATGACATACGCAGAAATCAACGAAGCACGGAAGCTTTACAGCTCATTGAGCGAGCAGGAATTAGAGCAAGCCGGACAGATTGCCGAGCGACAAGAGAAAGCATTAAAAGTCAGCAACCTAATTAAAATATTTGAACAACTCCCTGATTTTGATAGTGAGGCGTTCAAATTAGTCGTTGATGAGTACGACTTCGAAGGACTCGATACCGCGCTCTACAACGTTCTATTTGATAATGCAAAGTGGCAGCGTGCAATGGAAATACAGCGCCACTTAGCTGAACACGATGAGGCAGCATAATGGCACATGAAATGATGCTTTCCCCCCAGAACTTTGAGCAGGCGCAGCGCTTTGCAGACGCAATCGCCAGTAGCCAATTTGCCCCATCAAATTACAGAGGAAAGCCAAACGATGTTCTGATCGCAATGCAAATGGGGGCGGAGCTTGGATTTCAGCCCATGCAGTCAGTGCAAGGGATTGCAGTAATTAATGGCAGGCCAAGCGTATGGGGTGACGCGCTTAGGGCATTAATCCTATCAGCGAGCGACTTGGCAGGGTTTGAAGAGTATTACGATGAGGCAACACAAACGGCCCACTGCAAAATAAGCAGAAAACTCCAAACAGGCGCTATTGCTGTTTTCAACGGGTCATTCAGCGTCGTAGATGCTCAAACGGCCGGGCTATGGAACAAGGCCGGACCGTGGAAATCATACCCAAAGCGAATGCAGCAATGGCGGGCATTAGGCTTCTCAGCGCGTGACGCATACGCGGACAGACTGAAGGGAATTCAGTTGGCTGAAGAGGTTCGGGATTATGAACCAGAGGAAAAGGTTGTTACCCAGAATAATGAATCGCCAGCGCTGGAAAGCAAAATCACGGAAGAACAAAACAACCGAATTAATGAAATTCTCATTGGCGTTGATTCGACGTTCGAAGACTTAAAGAAAGCCTGTAAAACCCTGACCGGTAGAGATATAGAAAATCAGTCAGAACTAACCAGCGTAGAAGCAGGGAAGCTAATTTCAAGCATGGAGCGCAAGTTAGCCAATAACAAGGGGGCTGAAAATGCTTAGCGACGCAATAGCATCACAGCGGCTTGGCTTTGACATTTCCGCTATTGAGCAAGGAAGCGACGAGTGGAAAATGTGCCGATTAGCATGCATTACAGCTTCAAGAGTTGGCGATATTTTGACTGAACCGAAGTCAAAAAAGGACAAGGACGCAGGAGTTTTATCTGGCATGGCAGAAACATACATGATGGATTTAATTGCTGAAGTCTGTACGGGAAGGATCCCCGACGAAATACCCGCCCGTCCCCTGCTTTGGGGGAAGAAACACGAAGAAGCTGCAAGGTTTCTTTTTGAATTTGAAAACGACCTGGCAACTACCCAGCCCCCAATTTATTACAAGGATGAATCAATGCGTTGTGCGTGCTCACCTGATGGCATGTGCAGCGATGGGAGAGGGCTTGAGTTGAAGTCACCTTACACATCATCTCAGTACGTTAAATTTCGCCTTGGCGGTATTGACGCGGTTAAAAAAGAATACATGGCGCAGGTTCAATACTCCATGTGGGTTGCAGGATGTGATCAGTGGTGGTTTAGCAACTATGACCCGCGCATGCGACGAGAGAACATGCACTCAATCATCATCGACAAAGACAACGAATTTCAGGACGCCTTTGAGTTGAAGATCCCTCAATTCATTAAGACCATGGATGAGGCGCTTGATGCTTTAGGATTCAAGTTCGGTGACCAATGGGGGCTTCAATGACGAAACCCTATGAACCTTGGGAAGGATACGAAGAACAGTTTATCCGGGAGGTCGCCAGCTATATGCCCGGAGACCTAATTGCTGAAAAGCTTGAGCGATCCCTTCAGTCGATTTACGCAAAGGCCGCTGCGATGGGGATGGCGCTTATAGCCAACCGCCCAGCGCGACGCTGGACAGAAACGGAATTGCGGCTACTCGGCAAGGATGCCGACGAGAAAGTAGCCCACCTAACCGGCAGGACGCTGAAATCAGTGATGTGCAAGCGCACTTCATTATCCATCCCAAAAGCAGCCTAATCCCCCACCCCATTAAATAAAGGAATTCTCATGGGAGATATGCGCGAGGTATTCGACCAGCACAGGCGAGTAGATAAAGAGCGGAAACTTACTGGCGCAGTGCGTAACCGGCAACAACTAAAGGATGCAGGAATCAGCACGGAAGCTGAGCAATCAAACGGCTCTCTTAAGTTCACGACCAGCGTAGGAACGGTGATGTTTTACATGACAACCGGACGCTGGACGCTCAAGAACAAGACATTCACAGGTGGCGCTCAGTCATTCGTTAATTGGGCCAAGAAAAACAAAATCACCATATAACCCCATTACCTGCAGTCAATCTGCTGAGGAATAGTTATGTCTGAAAATACTGATTATGAAACGTTAGCGGCTGACTACATCGAGCTAGATAAAAAATATCGAGAGGTCACTGCTGAGAACATGCTACTGAAAGTTGCCGCAAGAGACATGCTTAGTGGATGGAAAGAGATTCGTCGGTCTGGCGGTGAAAATGAGATTTATGGCATCGGCTGGGACCGGTCACAATCTGCGGTTGAATCAGCACTTAATACCCCAGCCACCACTCAGGCGCTTAACGAGATAGAGGTGCGGGCCATTGAAAACGCCTTGGATGCTCAGGTTGGAAAACAGGCGGTAACAGACGCATTGACAGGCAAGGCTTACTTGTGTGCCGCTGACCTTCGCCAGTTCGCCGCGAATCTGCGCGCGGGGAGGAAGGGATGAGCAACTCACCTAAATACCTGCATGCACCCGAAATCACTGACGAAGTTATTGCTGAAGCATTCGAAGGTACCAATTTCGGGCGCACAGACTTTCGTCACTTCCTCGGCCATAGCGTGCTGAAACGCGCTTGTGACTGGCACTGCGGCTACACCATCACAGTGATCATGGTGAATCTTAAATTAATAACCCCAAAAACTCTGAAAGTGACAAAGCTCGGAAAGATGTTCATTACCGACGTTTACTACGACGCGGGTAAGCTGGTAGAGGGGAATGCAGATGCTGAGTGAAGAGCAAAAATTACAGATAAAAATGTCGATGAATGACGATGTGCATTTGTTCAAGCTAACTCGGCTTTGGCCCGATGGTCACTTAATCAATCAAATGGCCCATGCTCTGATTGAGCGAAATGCTGAGCTGCTATCACTGCGTGAGCAACTGGAGGCTCTTAAGGTGTTGGAGCCTGTTGCTTGGCGGCACGATACGGATGTTGTTTCCAACAGATTGATAACGGTTAGCGAGGTGAACATGCAGTCATGGATTGATAAGGGCTATGACGTAACGCCGCTATTCACGGCATCCAAACCAGCGGAGGGCTAATGCTAATCGGCTTTGTTCTTCTCGTCAGCTCCTGCGGCTTTGATGTCTGTGATGCCCTACCCGTTACAGAAGATATCTACCCTACCCAATCTGAATGCCAAGCCGTATCAACGCTGATTAAAGAGCGCAGGCCCGACGCTGTGCTCATGTGCAGCGAAGTGTATCGGTAACTCGCTTTAACCCCACCACGGAACTCTCAGTAAACGGATTTCACTATCTGGAGTGTCCCTATGTCATCAATCATCGTCAAATTACCCCGCGCTTACTTCACTGCGGGTCGCGTTAGCACGGATGAATTAGCGCAAGTTCTGCATCAGGGATTGTGGAAACGGTACGGCGTAATTCCTGCCGATGTTGTGGTGTCGCTACATGAAGGCACTCATATCATGTCGTCTGGCTGCGAGCCGGATGATGTAAAAACCATTCTAAATCTGTGAGGTTGATATGGACGATATCAGCGAACTAATTCTGACTGTGTCCCGCTCGCCGGATGACGGACGTGACCACAAAGACTGCTACCTGTGGGATATGCGAATAAAGCAGCGACTACGAACCGGCGATAAATCAAAGAGACCGGTACCGCGGCAAGTTGTCCCGCCAACGCCAGTTAAAACGGTGAAGTCAGTGAAGGCGAAAGTGAGAAAGATAATGGAGGCGGCATGAGTGACTATGGCGGCAGCCACACACCGGATAACCTGAAAGATTTATGGATGACCCCCGCCGACATATTCACCGCATTAGATATTGAGTTTGGTTTTTACCTGGATGCGGCAGCCAGCCACAAAAGCGCCCTATGTGCCCGATACATCACCGAACAAAGCGATGCACTTAATAGTGCATGGGAAAGCTACGGCGCTATCTGGTGCAATCCACCCTACTCCGATATCTCACCCTGGGTAACCAAGGCGGCTGAGCAATGTAAGCGGCAACTCCAACCGGTAGTGATGCTTGTTCCTGCTGATTCATCAGTCGGTTGGTTTAGCCAAGCTCTGCAATCAGTGGATGAGGTGCGATTCATTACTGATGGCCGTATATCGTTTCTACGCTCCGACACTGGCAAGCCAATCAACGGTAACAACAAAGGTTCGCTGTTGTTCATCTGGCGGCCATTCATCAAGCCTCGCTGCATGTTCACGACTGTTAAACGCGATGAGCTAAAAGCGATTGGGCAGGAAATATTAACCGGGGGTAAAGCAGCATGAAGAGAAAAATATCAGACGGTGCCTGGTTCTGGATATATCTCATCGGGTACACAGTAGTAGCAACGCTCTATATCGTTAGTAATGCGGGGTGAGCGCATGGAATCGACAATAGAGAACGCAATCAGGTCAGTAGCTCGATGTTGTAGAACGGAAATAATTGAAGCCACGGACGGCAAGCCACTTTCAGAGCACGACAAGCTCATCACCGAAATCCTCGACCGCCACGCAAAAAAAATCACCGCCCTACCACCTAACACTTTCCCGGCTAAACGCTGGTTGAGCTATTACGTTCGTCAGATTGATAAAGAGATAAGAGGCCAGCTATGAATGATGTTGTTGTAAAAGTAGAACCAATTTTAGTCACAAGAGTAGTGGTTCAGAATTTACTTGGCGGTATATCGCGGACCACTTTTTGGCGAAAGAAAAAGGAATGGAGTGAAAAAGGTACTCCATTCCCTAGCCCGGCCCCTGGCACTAACCCCATCAAAGGAGGCGATCAATACCGGTACAATGATGTAATGAATTTCTTCAAAAGTCAGGGGTTGGTCGATTCAATACATGAATAA